AAAAAAAAAAAAAAATTAAAAAAAAAAAAAAAAAAAAAAAAAAAAAATAAAAAAATTAAATAAAAAAAAAAAACAACAAAAAAAAAAAGAACAACAGATATATAAAAATTATATATGGAAATTATTTGAAAAATTAAATAATTTTATAAAATCATTAACAACAGTAGATTTAACTGAAGAAAATCCAACTAATGAAAAACTAATGAATGAGTTTAATAAATCTGTTAATATTACATTATTAGCTAATTTATTAAAATATACATCAGATATTGATAATAATTCTAATTTATCAGAATATTCTGCAAAATATATATCTAACACTGAATTAAGAAAAGATTTAAAATATGAAATGGAAATAACTAATGAAAATAAAGATAACTTTATTATTTTTTTAAATTATATTTATAATCCAATAATAAATAATTATATGTTAATTAATAATGATAATACAATAAATTCACTAAGACTTAATTATTTAAATGAAATTAATGATAATAATTATGAATTTAATTTGAATACTAATATTGTAAAAAATTTATTAGATTCTATTTCATTTATAACATATGGAAATAACCCTACAGAAGATGAAAAAAAAAATATAGAAAAATATGCTTTATATTTTGAATTAAAGAAAAAAAATGAACCAAATATATATGAAAAACATATATTAATTCCTGCTGGAATTATTTTAAATGTTTCAGATTATCCAAATATAAATCCATTAAAAAAAACTACAAATGATAATAAATTAGATAACTTTCACCAATTTATTAATATTCAATTAAATAAACCAAATAGAAGAAATGAATTTAATTCAAGTAAACTTAAAAAAGAATTAACTATATCCTTTATTATATCATCTATAAATTTTGAATTATTTAATGACTTATTAAGTAATAATAAATATAATTTTAAAGATAATTTTATAAATATTATTGAAAATCAAAATATTATTAAATTATATGAAAATATTAAAATTACAAATATAATACCTCCTAAAATAAATGAACTAATAAAAGAAAAGAAAATTGAATTTGATAATTCTCTAAAAGATATTAGTAACAAAAATAATGAATATAATAAATCAGCTGAAAATTTAAAAAATAATTTGAAAGATATATTGAAAAATAATTATATTGATAAATCATTACCCATTTCAGATATTTATTATGATAATTATGAAATTCCTATCGATCCAGATGAAAATACAAATAATAATCCTATACTAGCTCCTATTAGAAATGCTGCAAATGCAATTAGTGCTAATGCAAAAACTATAAATAATCCTAATCTAAAGCAAATAATTACTTATAATAATAGTGTTACAAAAATAATCACAAATATTAATATTCCAACAATTTCTAATAAAAGTGAAGAACCTATAAAAGCCATGATTGATTTTAAATATAATCCTGGTAATCCTCCGATTGTAAATCCTGCAGTACCACCTGTACCACCATTTATTTTTAATAACCCTATTTATCCAGAAGTAACTCAAACAGAATGGATAAGTGAACATAAAAAAACTCAAGATGCAGCTACAAATATTGATAATGATATAATATTTCCTCTTACTGTTTTTACAAAAGGAAAAAAAGATGCAATTGCCATTCAACAACCTCTAGATTTAATATCATCTAATCTTTCAAAAATTACATTAATGACTGCTGAAAAAGTACTTACTAATTTAAATCAAAATAATCAAGTTATTCCAGTATTATCTAGTCCTACAACTCCGCCTCCTAATTTACCAACTGATCTAGAAATTGCTGTTGCTAATAATAATGCAATTAAAACTATACAAACTAAAATATCAAATCGGATTGATGATGTAATAAATAATGCAGCTCCTTCTGTTGCAGCCGCAGCTATAAATGCAGCAATTGCTGCAGCTATACTTACTTTAGAAATTAATAATAATAATAATATAAATAAGATTATGAAAGATTTAATTATGATAATTACTAATATAAATATACAATATGTTCATATGCCTGTTAGATTTAGATTATTTAATCCTTTAATAAATATTAATAATTTTATAAGTAATATTAGTATTGTTGGTCGGATAGGTAATGGATATTATAAAATTGATAATTATTATGATAATATTATTACTTCTGTATATAATCAAAGTCAAGTTAAGCCTATTCCAAATGGTCAACGAAATAATTTACCAGGAAGAGCAGCTGGTATAATTAGTTATATTAATTATGCAGTTAAACAAATAAATAAAGAAGATCTAGTAGGTATAACTACAAAATATATTAAACGTATAGCAAATACTATACGTGGAAATGAAAATATTATTTATGCAGCAGCAGCAAATGCTGCAATTTTAGTTTTAAATAATGCTTCAACAGCTTTAACAGCTGTACCATCTACTAATACGCGTGCTAAAGAGGTTACAGAAAAATTCGTTAATGAAATAAATAAAGCTAGTCGTGAATTAATCAATAATATAATAGAAATTTTAAAAATAAAAAAAATAACTGGAAATGAATTTATTGATAATACAATATTATCTATTGAAAATAAACTAAATTTAATAGTGAAAAACAATATGAAAAAAATAATTAGTTATTATTTATTACCAATTGATAAATTTAATAATGATAAAAATAAATTATCTGATAAATTTAGTGCATTTACAACATCTTATTTAGATAAATTTATACAAGTTAAAGATGCTGAAGATATTTCAAAAAAAGCAAAAAATATATATGAATCTTATGAAAAAATGATTGAACTTATTGAAGATAGAAAAAATAAATTTAATGAATTTAATAAATTACTTTGTAATGCAGAATTAGAAATTCATAAATCTGAAAATATTAACAAATTAAAAGAACTTGTAAAAAAAGAACAAAAAAATAAAGAGATTAAATATGCTAATAAATTAACTGGTGGTGGAAATGATCAAATACGTGAAATAGATACAATTCCTAATAATGGTATAGAAGGTGAATATACAAATCAATGTATGTGGATTTCAATTCGTGATTATTTAAATAGAAATAATTTTAATGGACGAAAAAATTATACAGTTAAAGAAATTAGAGGAATTGCTTCACATAATGATACACCAATAAATGATGAAAATAGTGATTGGAATTTACATTTACATTTTGTTGCATTAGAAAATGTAATGAAAGATTTTGATTTACAAATTAATATTTATCCAGTAGATCCAGATCTTGGTACAATTAATTTAGATATTTTCTTACCACTAGGTACTGGTACAAATATACTTAATATTGCTCATTATGGTGCACATTTTCAATATATAACTGAAATTAAAGAGCCAAGTAAAGATTATTCTACTAAAAAGAAAGAAGATATAGATTTTTTTAAAAAATTAGATGGTAATATATATGGAACATTGGAACAACAAAAAGAAGAATATGAAAAATTTACTAAAAAAATATATGAAAAAAAATATAAAACATATTCAATGTATTTAAGCGAACAATCATTTAGAAATGAATTTATACCTAATAAAATATATGAAAATTGTGGAACACATTCATATTTATATTATATAGTATCTATACTTGAAATTATTAAACAAACAGTTAATAATTTAAATAATCTATCTATTTCAAGTTTTGCTATTTCAAATATTATATATGAACATTTTATTAATATTATAAGTAATTTATGTTTATTTAATAGTTATTTATTAGAAAACAAAAATAGTGATTTTACAGATAAAATAAAAAAAATACTAGAAATTCCAGATATTAAAAATGAGAGTAAAAACTTAATAATAAATTATTTTGAAAATATAAATTTATACAAAGATAATATTGATAAGATATATAAAATTATTGTAGAGACTATCTTTAAAAAAATTTATGAATTTATAATCGAAAATAATAAATATCAAAGTTTACTTTATTTAGAAAATGAATTTATAAAAAATGACGATAAAGATGAAGATAAACATAAAAATATTTATTCAAATAATATAGAATTTAAAAATTTTTATGAAAATATACCTAAAAATTTTAATGACTATTATCACGAATATAAAGAAAAATATTTTGAATTTATACCATATTATTACGAATATGATTATAATATAATATATAAATATTTAAAAAATCCAAATGAAACAAATATATCTCTTACTCATTATAATATAACAAATTATAATTTAGATAAAGAAATAAATAAATTTACTTTATCTGTAAATAATGAATACTGTAAAGGTTATAATAAATATTTATATGATGCATTTGGTTATAAAAAAATAGATCAAAAACTAGTAAATATTTATCCAGAAGGTAATTGTGAAAAATCATCAGATACTTTAATGTGTATTAAAACAGACAAAACATTAGATTTATTAATAAATTTATTATATAATCTAGATATACTTGTAGAAAAGTATATCAATGATATATTTGTACAAAAAGAAAAAGATATCAATGTAATAAATTTATTAAAAGAAGAAATTAATGATAAATTATTAAATAAATATGAAAAAGAAATATATGATGAATTTATTAAAAAAATAGAAAATAATAATAAAAATAAAAAAGCTCTAATAATAAATAATATAATAAAGATTATTAAAAAAACAGTTGAAGAATATAAAAATATAGAAATAAATAATATTTTAAAATCTTTGTTTAAAGATAATGAAAAATTTATTGAAAATATAATTGATGAAAATAAAGATAAAAATATGAAAGAAATTTTAAATGATAATAAATTTCTGGATAAAATTATTGAAGGAAACAAAGAAAGACTAAAAAAATATTATAATAAACGAATAATAGATAAATGTTATACTGAAAGTTCATTTGATAAAATTATAAAATTAAAAGAGAATAATAAAATTAATTTTAGAATAATTGATTCAAATGGTAATACTATATTAAATAGATTAGTTGATCAATATAATTTATATGGTTTAAAAGGATTACATAGTGTATTTAATAGTTTATGGACATATAAAAATAATAAAAATCTTGATTGTAAAGAATATATTTTTGAAAAAATTAAATTAATTACACAAAAATATGATAAAAAACTTTTAAATTCAAAATTTGATGAATACGGAGATAGACTTGAGAATATGATTAATGGTGAAAACTTTCAAAATGTTGTATTTAATAATAAAAAATTAACAACAGAGAGAATTAATAAATCTATTAAATGTTTTACTAAATATATCTATAAAACATTAGATAAACCATTTAAAGATAAAATTATTGATGATGAAACTAAAAAAATTGAAGATAAAACTAAAAAAATTACTGATTTACTTTTTAATTTAAAATCTATATATGATAAATTAAAAGAAGATAACAATGTAACCAATATTTATAATTTATTTAAAGAATTAGAAAAAATATATAATAATTATTCAGATTTAGATAAATATGATGATTCTAGTTTTAATACTATTCATTATCAAATATTAGAAATCTTTAAAAATGAAATTATTAAAAAAATAGCTGAAGAAATGAAAAAGTTAATAGAAATTGATTTTAATTTAAATGAACTAAATATTGAAGAAATAATAAAAGAAATATTATATATATCAATGGTAAATAAATTAGAACTAAATAATCCAGATACAGAACCTAAAAATATAGAAATTTTAGAAATTGAATTAGTTTCTAATTTAGCTAAAGATAATATGGAACAACAATTATTATTAAGAGAAATTATTAAATATTATAAAATTATATCAGATGATATATGTTTACATGCATATGAACAATTAAAAGAAATATTAATTGATATTAAAAAAATAGCAATTTTATTACAAATGATTGAAGCTTTAGATAATAATATTGAAAACGAACCTAAAGAATTAGATATAGAAGTAGATTCTAGTGATTGTAATTCTGATGCTTCTAGTTCTATGACATCTTCTAGTTCTAGTGCAGATAATACCGGACCTTCTAGTTCTAGTGCATCTTCTAGCTCTAGTTCTAGTCCATCTTTTAGTTCTAATTCTAGTTCTAGTTCTAGTCCAGGTCATAGCGGACCTTCTAGTTCTAGTGCATCTTCTAGCTCTAGTTCTAGTCCATCTTTTAGTTCTAATTCTAGTTCTAGTCCAGGTCATAGCGGACCTTCTAGTTCTAGTACATCTTTTAGTTCTAGTGCATCTTCTAGTGCATCTTCTAGTAAACCTTCTAGCTCTTCTAGTTCTAGTCCACATTATACCGGACCTTCTAGTTCTAGTACTTCTTCTAGTTCTAGTGCTTCTTCTAGTCTAATGCATCTTCTGGTACCTCCTAAAACTGATAGCGGACTTTCTAGTTCTAGATCACCGTTATCTTCATCTAAAAAAAAAATATCTTTTAGTGATGAAAAGAATATAAACTTAATACCTATTGAAAAAACAAAAACTTATAAAAAATTTTGTAAAAATATTATTATGAGACTTTATAAAGAAAAATACAATAATATTAATTTTAAAGAAAATATGGAAATATTTGATGAATTTTTATTTGAACTTATTAATGAGTATCATTTAGATGTTTCTGAAATTTATGATTGTTTAATTGAAAATAAGATTATAACAGGAGATATATTAAGTAAAAATATTTATATACCAAAATATAAAGTATATGGTGAAGAAACAGGAATAATTTATATAAAAATAAATATTACTGTAGATAAACAAAAATATCATATATCATTATTAGAAATATATTACGATTTAAGAAAATTTAGAGAAAATTTTAATAAATTTCAAGAAAATGTATGTAAATCTATATCAGATTCTTATAATAATTATTTAAAAAGTAATTTTTTAGATATAGATGAAAGAGGATTTTTAGGTTTATATTATGTACAATTTTATAAAATAAGTGATTTAAATAATTATATAAAATTTAAAAATGATATTTTTTTAAAAATATTTGGAAATTATAAATTTAAAGATGATAAATCTAAAGATTTAATATTTAAAATTAATGAAAAATTTGCTATTAGCCGTTATTATTTTGATGATGAATGGAAACCACATATAACATTAGGTGTTATGAAAGAAGATAATTGTAAAAATAGAGAAACAATTAAAGAATATAATAAAAATCTTAAATTACCAGATGAAATACAATTTGATAATAATATTGATATTATATTTAACGATAAATTTAGAAAATTTAATAAAATTAAATGTTAATTAAATTCTAGAAGTTGAAGTATTGATATAAGTATTTTCTGGATAATTATCAATACTAGTTATTTCCAGAGTGAAAGAATGATCTAAATTATAAAAATTATAATCATTACCATACGGATCAACAAAATTAAAATTCAATTGACTAATAGATCTAATAGGTGGATTTAAATAAACAGGTGCATCTACAAAATTATTAATTAAAATATTATTATAATTATCGTTAAGCTGAAATTTATAAAAATAAGATACACTATTTGGATTTGTACAATTATTAAAATTTTCACATTGTAATAGTAAATATCTAAAACCGTGTAAATTAAAATTACTAATTGTATTACTAGATGTTATATCATTATTATATACTAAAATTTTATTAATATCATAAGTATATGGTTGTTTATTAGTAATTGTATAATTATTTTGTAATGTACTATACGGAGTAATTGCAATATTAGTACCAGTATAATTAAATCCAATTAAATTTCCAAATGTATCTGAAAAATCAAATCTTAATCTAAATGAATTGGGTGTATTAATAGTTATAGCATAACCACCTCCATTACTTTCATTAACATATGTAGTTAATATATTTATATTATCTAATTTAATTGTATAAAAAGTATTATTAATAATTTGATAAATTTTATAACCTTCAGATCTATTAATATCAGTAGCACTTATATAAAAAAAATCAGTACTATTATTAATATAAATTTGATCACCAACTTGTAAATTATGATTATTTTGAATAATAGTAATGATATATATATTATCATTAGTTCCAGCTTCAACAGATTCTCTATTTACAGAATATAAACTTTTAGGTAAATTATATACATTAAATGAATTAAAACTGGAAGTATTAGAATTTGTATCAAATATTATTTTCATATTATTATATAATTGTAAGGAATGTTCAGTAGTTGAAGCAATATTTCTAGGTACCAATGATATCAATTGTTCCATCGTATTTGTAAGTTTATCTATTGTATAAAATCCAGTATCTAATGTTATTGAATAAGTTGTTGAATCTAATAAATTATCCCAGTAAAATTTATTATTTGCAGATGTTAAATTTATCTCTTGTGAATTAATATTATTTTTAACATTAACCATTTCTGAACTAAGTATTTTTAAACATGCAACATTATTTATTGTCTTGTCTAATATAACACTGTATTTGGTTGGAGTTAAATAACCATTGTTTGTACTAAGAACTTTACCAATCTGCATATTTTGACCACCAGTGTAAAAAACATCATTTTCCCATGTTCCCTGTAATGGTATATTTTGATTAATAGAAATAGTATTACTCAAACCAATTTCAATATAATTATTTGTAACATTAGTAATAATTTGATAACCAGTTAAATTATACTGATCTAATGGATAATTTGCATTTACTAAGCTAATTGGAAAATTTCCGATATTATAAAATGATATTGTACATTCAGATTTTAAAGTTTGATCTAAATCATTATTAGTATAAAAATTAATAGGTAAATCAAATTTCATACGAATATCATTATTATAAGTCAATAATGAAATAATATGTGTTTGGTTAATTAAATTTAAAGGTATATTTTTATATTGATTGGTACCATTATTTGTAACATTACTAATTGAAATAATAATATCATAATATGGTAATATAAAATCAAAGTTTGGTTTTAAATCTAAAATTACAAAATTTTTTTCATTTGTAAAAAATAAATTTATTGATTTGTAATTAATTGTATAATGTTGTAAACCTCTTATTATTATCTTATCATTTACAATAAATTGTTTATTCGCATTTGCTAAATATATCTTGAATCTATTACTATTATTGGTAAATGCTAGTGAATTATTATTTAATGTTATATAATTTTGTATATTATTTGTAGTTATTTTATTTCTATTACTCGAATCTACATTAACTATCGTTTTTTTCTTAGAAACTATTGTGTTTACTGAACCTAGTTTTTTTTTATATAAATACTCAAAATATGGATCATATCTATTCGGATATATTATCGGATTAGAATAATTTATATCACCTACTACTGTTGGTGCATTATTTATTCGATGAGTAGTTAAGTGTTTTTCATAATACATTAAATCATCATATTCACTACTGGTATCTTTATTTTTATCCAATTTATTAAAATAATTTAATGATCTTAAATACTCATCATTTGAATTTTTTATTAACTTTTCTTGATTTTTAAAATTTTCAGAATTATCATTTAAATCACCACCTATATGACTTTCTATAAAATTAATATTATTATTATTCTGATCAAAAAAATTATTTTCCATATAAAAAATAAAATAATTATATTTTATGAAAAGTAATATAAATTTAACCTAATTTAATTAATAATTATTTATATTCATTTCCTTTAGGATTTAAATTTGGGAAAGGTATTTTATCAATATGTTTATTAAAATTAAAATTATTTTTAATTCTAGTTAAAATTAATTCATTTAAATCATCATACATTTTTTTATTTTTCCACCAATTATGTCTTAATATTTTACCATTAGGTGTATTTAAAATATCTGGAACAAAAATATAAAATTTTTCTTTATTATTAAATACGAAATTGCTAATATAAAATTGATCACACCAAATATTTTTTTTACGAACTTTTGTATCGTCATTATTATTTTTAATTAAATCTTTTTCAAATAAAGAAATCAATTGATTATACATTTGTTTAATATAATCATTATTTTTAATAATAAATGATCCACTATTAATATATGTATTTTTTTTAAGATATGGATCTCTTGAAAAACAACCATTTTTGTTATCATCATTTATTAAATTATTAATTAAATCATTTAATAAAATATCATTTTGAATCCATGCATCACTATCTAGAAAAATTAAAATATCATAATTATAATTTTGTAAAATATCATTAACTATATATAATTTTGCATATTGTTTATTTGAAAAATTATATTTATCATCAATCTCAATAAACATATATTCATACCCTAAATTAGCACAAAACATTTTATTAACTTTTTGTGTTAATAATAAATAATTTAATGTAAGTCTATTATCAGTTTGTAAAAGACATACTTTTAACATAATTATTTATATATTATATTATATTATATTATATTATATTATATTATATTATATTACAAGCAAATATTACCTAAATACATATTAATTAAAATTGAAAATTAGATTAAAAATTATTTAAAGAATTAATTATTATAATCATTCACTATTATGTCGAAATCTACTGTCAAAAAAAAAGATGATACTCTGACGATCGAAGAACAATTTAAAAAGAAATCTTTACATCAACATATTTTAGATTTACCAGATTCATACATTGGATCTACTCAAAGTGACACAAAAAATATTTATTCATATAATGAGGATGAAAATTTAATTACAAGAAATGATAAAAATATAGTAATGGGATTTTATAAAATTTTTGATGAAATTTTAGTAAATGCTGCTGATAATACGGTTCGTGATAAAAAATGTAATATTATTAAAGTAAATATTAATGAAAAAACTGGTGAGATTTCAGTTTATAATAATGGATCTTCTATCCCGATTGAACTTCATAAAGATGAACAAATTTATGTTCCAGAAATGATTTTTGGCAACCTTCTTACTTCTGGAAATTATGATCAAAAAGGAAAGACAGTCGGGGGTAAAAATGGATTTGGTGGAAAGTTAGCCAATATTTATTCAGAGCGTTTTGATATTGAATTAGTTGATTCAAAACGTAATAAAAAGTATTTTCAGAGATTTAAAAAAAATATGTATGAAAAAGAAGAACCTATAATTACAGATGTTCCTAAAAATACAGAATCTTATGTTAAAGTAACATTTTTACCTGATTATAAAAGATTTGGATTAAAAGAATTAACTAAAGATATGTTATCTCTATTCAAAAGAAGAGTCTACGATGTTGCTGGTACAACAACTTCTTCAGTTAAAGTATATTACAATGATAAACTTTTAGAAATTAAATCTTTTGAAGATTATATTAAAATGTATTATGCTGATGAAAATATAAATTTAATTTATCAAGACTTTAATGAGCGCTGGTCAATCGGTGTAGTATTTGATACAAATTCAGGCTATCAACATATGACTTTTGTGAATAAAATTAGTACATTTGAAGGTGGAACTCATTTAAATTATATTGTAAATCAAATTATTGACAAAGTAACTACACACATTAATGAAAAACATAAGAATTTAAAGATTAAGCCTTCTCAAATTAAAGATAATCTTACAGTATTTATTAATGCAGTAGTAGAAGATCCTTCTTTTAGTTCACAGACTAAAGAAAATTTGACTACTAAATCGTCATTATTTAATATTAAATGCGAATTAGATGACAAGTTCATTCAAAAGATTTGTAAAACAGGTTTAGTAGATGAGCTAGTTCAAGTAGCTCAAGTAAAACAATTAGCTGAACTTGAAAAGAGCGATGGTAAGAAAAATACTAGTCTTAAAAATCTACCAAAATTAGATGATGCAAGATTAGCTGGTTCTAAACGATCAACTGAATGCAGATTGATTTTGACAGAAGGAGATTCAGCCAAGTCATTTGCGATTAGTGGATTAGAAATTATTGGTAGAGACAAGTATGGTGTGTTTCCACTGAAGGGTAAATTATTAAATGTAAGAGAAGCAACACCTAAACAACTTTTAAGTAATGAAGAAATTAAAAATATTAAACAAATTTTAGGATTAAAACAGAATACTCATTATACTGATACTAAAAAGTTGAGATATGGTGGTATAATTCTTTTAACAGATTCAGATGTAGATGGAGCTCATATTAAGGGTTTATTAATTAACTTCATTCATTACTTTTGGCCAAGTTTATTAAAGATAGAAGGATTTGTACAATCAATTTCAACACCAATTATAAAAGCATATAAAAAATCAGACAATAAAAAAATAAATCCAGAAATTTTTTACACTTTATCTGATTACAATAAATGGTGTGATAAAATTGGTGACAGTTCTAAAAATTATGTTATTAAATATTATAAAGGATTAGGAACTTCTACTGCAAAAGAAGCTAAAGAGACATTTGATAACTTTGATACAAAAATTATTAATTTTATTTGGAGTAATGATTTAAATAAATATGTAATTTTAAAAAATAAAGAAGAAGATAAAGAAGATAAAGAAGATAATGAATATAATGAATATAAAGAAAATAAAGAAAATGATAACATTTCTAAAGAATCTTCTATTTTAGAAATGTTATCAAATAAATCTAGTTCAGATAATCAAGATCAAAATGATAAAAACGAAGAATCATATCAAGCAATAACTTTAGCTTTTGCTAAAAATAGAGCAAATGATCGTAAAGATTGGCTACGTGAATATAATCCAAATTTAATTATTGAAAATAATGTTAAAAGAATATCATATTCTGATTTTATTAATAAAGAATTGATTCATTTTTCAAACAGTGATAATGTTAGGTCCATACCAAATATCTGTGATGGATTAAAACCCAGTCAACGTAAGATTTTATATGGAGCATTTAAAAGAAAATTAGAAAATGATGAAATTAAAGTAGCCCAGCTTTCAGGATATATTTCAGAACATACTGGTTATCATCATGGTGAAGCTAGTTTACAAGGAGCTATTATTAATATGGCTCAAGATTTTTGTGGATCAAATAATATTAATTTGTTAAAACCTAATGGTAACTTTGGTACTAGAAGAATGGGTGGCAAAGATGCTGCAAGTCCCAGATATATTTTTACTCAATTAAATGAATTAACTAAACAAATTTATATTAATAAGGATGAATTAGTATTACAATATAATGTAGAAGAAGGTGATGTAGTTGAACCAGTTTCATATTATCCAATAATTCCAATGATATTAGTAAATGGTGCAGAAGGCATTGGAACCGGATTCAGTACATTTATTCCTCCACACAATCCATTAGAATTAATGAATAATATCAAAGAAGTATTAAGTGGTAAGAAAATAGAAACAATTTCTGATTTAGTACCATGGTATAAAGGTTTCATTGGATCAATCGAAAAAGTTAATGAAAATACATATAATAGTATTGGTAAATACAAAATCATAAATGAAACAACAGTTCATATTACAGAATTACCTATTGGGATATGGACTCAAGATTACATTGAATTTTTGAGTGAAATGATAGAACAACAAAAATTGCTTACAGATTACGAGAATAACAGTGGAAATCACAATATTGATATTAAATTACATTTTATTAACAGTGAATTACAAAAACTAATAAAATCAAATACACTAGAAAAGAGATTAAAATTAGTAAGTATTATTAAAACGTCAAATATGCATTTATACAAAAATAATGTTATTACAAAATATCAAAATGTTAATTTAAT